CATCTTCCCGTGTGGCGTTGAAGATAACACCATGGGTTTCAAACACCCTGAATTTCTTCATATCGCCATTCCTTAATCGTTATCATTTATTTCAGTAGTATTAATTTTTTCAATAGCACTTAGGTGGCTGTATACACATAGTAATTCTCTTTTTGTTAAGAATTTTTTTTGACTATCAATTCTTGCTATACGAATTTTTCTGCATATTTCATTACACAGCGTTAAACGATCCATTCTCATAATCTACTCCAATAGAGATGGAGCAATTTTTGTTTCTTCACTCCAAGAGGAATTTGATAAAGCCATATCTATCGGAAATGGAACAGGCATTCCCAATGTCGGGCTATCCCGTTGCATGCATTCAACAATCTGTTTCATTAACTCCAATGAGTGATACTCATAAGGCACCTCCAATACAATTTCATCGTGAACAGACAGAATCATATGAATACCGGGCCAATCTTGTTGACATATTTCCTCATCAACTGCAATCATAGCGTTTTTCATAATTTCAGCTGATGTTCCTTGAATCAAATAATTAACTGATTTATATCCATGCCCTTTATCAAAATGATACAGTCGACCAAATGGGTTTCTGATGTACCCATCTCTATCAGCTTTTCGTGTCATTTCTTCAGAAAATGTCCGAACCCCTGGTAATTCACTTTCATAATCGTCCAAAAATTCTTGTGCCAATGATTCAGGTGATCGTTTTTTATCCTCCTCTGTTAAAAATCGTTTGTCTCTAAACAGTAACGATGCAATACGTTTTACCCCCCCTCCGTACAGTTTACAGAACATCAGCAATTTCGCACATTTACGATAGTATTCAAATTGTTCCGTATAGTCAGGACGTTTCCCGAACACGCTTCTAGATATCTCACCGTGGTAATCTTTTCCAGACAATAAAGCTTTCATCATGGCTTGTTCTTTAGCCAATGATGCAAACACCCAAACCTCCATTTGTTTAAAATCGGGGAAATATAAAATATGACCGGGCCGAGGTCCAAATGCTTCGCGTGGACGCATACGAACTCGTGATTTACGCAATCCCGTTTCAGCATCAGCCACGTTCATAACACTGGGATCTGAACTGGATAATCGTCCCGTCTTTGCAGCCAATTGACGCCATGTTGGACGTACTACCCAAACGTCGGGAGATTCCTCAAACCAATAACGTTCGTAGGAATCAATCAAAGACACCATGCCTTTTGCTGTGCGAAGTTCTAACACACATTCAGCCAATTTATCGGTTTTTGCTAATTCCGTTAAATGTGTTCCTGGAAGGGAATAATTTCCCTTCTCTGTGTATACAGGTGGGAGTTTTCGTTCGTCATAAAATATTTTGCATAATTGAATTGGGCTGCCAAGATTAATTCCCTCGCCTCCGTTTTTATTTGCTAACTGTGTTTGTTCGTCTATATACTCAAGATAGAATTTACGTAATTGATTAAATCGACGTTTATAAACTCTCATTCCTTTTTCTGTCATTCGAGCAACAACATGGAAGAGTTTCATTTCACGTTCAAACACATTTTTTAATCCCTCATCTTCTTTCAGTTTGGGCCATAAAAAGTGATACAACAACATTGTGCGTTCCACATCTTGTATCGCGTACCGTTTACACAAATCAGGATCGGCTAACCAATAATCTGCTTCTGCAGGGGTGCGGCCTGCAATAGTGTGATTGCCAAATGCCCAACGATTACTCTTTGCTTTACGTCGTCCTGATGCGACTGATTTTTGTAAATTTTTCTTGTCATCATCGTCGAACTCAAACCATTTTTTACATAACGGTTTTAAGGCATATGTCATTTCCGAACCAGCAGAAACTATGTGCGCTAAAATCAAAGTATCAATCAATGGACCTTTGACTTCATACGATGCCATCTTTGCCATCAAAACATCGAATGACAAGTTGTGACCAACCTTGGTGATAGATTCGTCGGCCCAGAAATCTCGAACTAATCCATAATTGGAATCGTTTTCATAGATAATTTCTCTGTTGATGGGATTAACCTTGTGACGAATGTACGCGGTATTCCCATCAAGGTCGCAAAACGACCACGCGAATGCTTTAGCTGGATGAATGTCTCGTCGTTCTAAGTCTGGTCGGCGCTCTGTCCCAAAATTTAATTCTACGTTTCTGATGGCCCACGGGAAAAGTCCAGTTGTCTCTGAATCGACTGCGATGATATGTCCTTTAAGCCCAAGTTTTCTTGTTGCATAACCAGCCATTTTAGAAATACGCATCGATCACATTGCTCCTCCTCTGGAATCATTAGACAGGATTCTTCAGAATTCGGTCGTTCACAATCCTCATGTTCCAGAATGTAGTCCGTCACATCGACGTAAATATTTTTAGGAAACTTATTCCACATATATAGTAGGGACATCATGTTAGCGACATCCATTAAACGAGAATCAATACTTTCTGATTCCGTTTTATTCAGTACGACATAATTTTTTATTGCTGAAATATGTTTTCTGAGAAGAATCCACAATACGATAGATGGTGTAATTTGTGTTTCCCAAGCCTCACGAAGCAATTCAACAAAAATTACATTATTCGATGCATAGTCTTTTGCTTTTGGTTTCATTAATTCAATACATTTTTTGAAAAATTCTTCATTATGGACTAGTTGATCTTCAACCAGCATTTTCTATTCCTTTCAATATTTTTTTAGAAATAATTTTTACCGTAGAAGAAGATTTTCCCAACTCTGTTTGTTTTTTTTCTTTTATCCAGATAAACCATGCACAGGTAACGGAATCTACATTTCCGTCGCCTGTAAAAGAGTGTCTAGGCATTACCAATATATTGGGGGGATGATTGACTAAAAAATCCGTCCTATTTTGGCACGGTTCTAGAAATGTTAAACGAAGTAGGAAAGCAACTCCACATGTCGCATGGTGAAAAGCATGTTTAACGATTGATGGGGCTTTACTGAATGGGGGATTTGATATAACCCAATCGAAGGGTTCGCCCATCCATAAAAAATCTTTTGAAGCATCCATACATCGGTCGGCTTTTCGATTGCGGTCAATATCATTTGTAGTGACGTGATGACCGTTTTGCATTAATACATTAGCAATTGCGTTATCACCGCTGCAACATTCCAATACGCTGCCACTTATAAGAATTCCTATGTCACGTAATAATGCTTTTGTATAGACGGGAGGAGTCTCATAGAATTCATTCGTTGTCTTCATTTTCACCGCGTTCCCCAGCTGTCGCATTGGCTTCCATAATTTTGAAAAACGCTTCTAATTGTTCTTGTCGATTCTCTGGTCCCAAAGCTGAGGTCGCTTTCCGAATTGCATGTCCCATGAATCTAGCCATTCCGACCATAAACATTCCAATAGGAATACCGGAAGTTCGTAATTCCATGTCCAAGATATTTACTGTTTGTTCAACATAATCTGCAGCTTTTTCAAATTGCTCTTTACTCAATTCAGGTGGATTAATACTCTTGGTATCGGGCATATCCCTCCCCCACCATTAATTTATTTAAATTAACGTCGCCAGACCATACGGTAATTAACCATCTACCAAATTTTCCTTGTTCTGTATGACTTTGAATAAATAATTTATTATGTATTTGAGCCTCTTTCATCTTGTCTGCCAACCAATTCTTTGTCTCTATTCCTTTTTCTTTTTCTTCCCCTCTAACTTCTGGCGCGTTGATTCCATGTAATCGAGTTTTAATTTCAACTCTAACGTTAAATCCTAAATCCAAAACAAGATCCAGTATCGTATCGCCATCGTAGATACGGTAAGAAATAGGACGGTATTTCCAATCTTGATCTGACCAATTCCCCGGATTTCCAGGGTATCCACCTACGGTTCCACTGGAATCACTCCTGGGAAATTCCCGTTGCAGTTGTAAACAATACGGACAATCACCGCCATGTCCCGGTTTTGACATATCCACCCCCACAAAAGAATCAATTTAAACGTCCTAAGGGACGTTCTAAGCGATAAATGGAACGGGGGGTATATCCCACATACCCCCCAACCAATTAAGGTCCCTAAGAACGTTTCTTAGATGACCGACGTGCTTTTTTCGGTGGTTCTTGAATTGGTTCGGATTCCAATTTATCAACACCGATCCTGACTGTGCGTCCTGAATCCAATTTCACCCGACATTTACCTTCGGACTCAATGATTTCAATTATTTCGCCAGGTTCTTCGCCTTTTCGTGTAGTGGCAATAACACGCATCCCAATTTCTACAGGCTCTTCCTCAGAATCACCATCCGACTCATCATCCGGCTCATCATCCGGCTCATCATCGACTTCGTCACCAGATCCATCGTCAGATTCTTCTAAATCTTCATCGTCTGTTACCATCGATTCATTATTAGAATCTTCATCGTCCGATGATACAGATCGCATCAACTTATCGACATAAACATTCTGAAATTCACCTTTGGTTTTTAACCGAATCCTTGCCAATGGTTGTTTTTCAATAAGTTCATCTAGAATATCGGAAATCTCTGTAATGTCTTCCGGTAATTCATATCCGAATCGAGACAGTTTACGGCCTAGGAAAACCAGATTATCTTCAGTCTCCAATCCATCGAAATCCAATTTCGTATCATTCTCAAATTCACCATCACTGATTGTCCATGTCCATTGAATTTGTAGACGACCAGATGATCGGGATTCACAAATTTGAGCATTTGTCAGATGAGCCAAATATCGACCATCCGGTACTTCTGTAAATCCTGTACTCTCTTTAGCTTTTGATCTTGCACCTACCCAATTATCTTGGGCTTTCTTCAACTTATTTTTTAATGCGTTGTCCATCAGTGTCTCCTGTAGAGAATAATTTAGTTTCTGATCGCATTGCTCCACCTGCTAAACGATCAGGGGTTTTACCGTCAATTGAATCAAGAATCAATTTCCACGGTAGACGCAGTGTTCCAGTGGAACCTGCCCATTTTGGGAAGTCTCGTGCAATTTTCTCGATTGCTCTTCCACACTTTTCCATTCGTTCATCTATAGTTCCTTGTCCTCCTTTCTGGTAACGGGATTTAGAATACGGGGCATCAGGACATACTCTAAAATCTCGTACCCCTTGTTTCATTAACCATAAGAAAAAATGCCTATCATCCAGACCATACGTATCGGAGGGAAAAACATAATTCCAAGCATCACGTTGCCCCACACAATAAAAAATCATTGCAGGTTGAGGATAGGATTGATACCCATCATGGGTTTTCATTTCTTTTCTGCTGTTTCTATCAAAATGTACAGATGTTGAATGAGCACCAGCCATCACACATGGTCGTTTAGTTAATCTTTTATAAGCGTCATAGGATTTCAATAACATCTGCAATGATTTTTCAGTAAATACTGCATTGTCATCGGTAAAAATTAAGCGTCGATGTCCATGATTCATATCAGCATGGCACTTCAATTGTTGACGAGCAAAAGATACTGATCCCATTGGATTGTGATAAAACACATAATGACAATCAGGATTTTCATCCATGAATTCTTGATAATCATCTATTTCTCGATGTTCAATTCCTACATATGTTCGCCAATCATTTAGGAAAGGCATTTTTTTAAATCCTTTTTGGATTCGATCTGCTCTTCCTTTAGTTGGAATCATGATGGCGTAATTCCATCCATCTTTTGATGATTGGAATCTCATGTTCTCCTCTTCAACGTTTTCTTTACAGAAGGTTTTGATTCACCAGAATTGGAATTAAATTTATTGTTAAAAGCATTAACAAAATTTTCGTATCCTTCTTCTGAAGAATTACCCATTGAAATTCTTCTGATTGATTCGCCTTTCCATTTGAATCGACCATCTAATCTGTGACCAGCAGATATGTCTTCATTTCCACCAATAACTAAAACTCTTTTATTGCCGTCGTAAGTAAAACATGCCCAAATATCAACTACCCCTTCAATAATTTCTGCTGCTTGTCGAGGCATTGTGCTGACCACGCGATGACTGCTAGAACCATGACGTGTTTTTATTTCTCGTTCCATTGCATGGGAAATAAAAATGACTCCTTTGCCGGCTGACAAAAGTCGATGGATTTGTTGTTCAAATTCTTTTCGAATAGCTCTCCACCCCTTACCCCATTCTTCGTCAGCAGGATCATCAATCGCTAATTTAGCGCAGGCGTATCGTTCTGCAGCTTTAAACGCTAAATCGACAGTATCAATCACGATAGTATCGAATCGTTTATCGCTCCTTATTTTAGTAATAGCTTTTTTAAATGTCCCCCAATCAGTAAATTCTGATTGATAGATTTCTAATGACCTTCCCCCCGGTTCAAACATCATGTGAAAGGCATTAGGAAATTGGGCTGATAACATGGTTTTACCTATTTTCTTTTCCCCAAACAATAGAACAATAAAATCGCCAATCTTTGTTTTAGGAACTGATTTTTCTATTGGTAATTCAAATTCTTCCGAAGTTCGTCGCATTGAACTGCTACCAGATTTTTTTTGTGATGGACGTTGTTTTGTTACAACTGCCATGTAACCTCCTCATTTAGTAGTGTGATATTCACAATTAATGTAGTCTGATCAAATCCATAACTATTAAAAGACCATATTTTTCTCTCATAATGCATCATACTTTTGGCCTTAATTCTTTGGGATAGAATCCATTAGTTCTTATCCATACAATTGAATCCCCATTCATGCTGTCTGGATGAAGAATAAAAAATGGATTTTGTAAACGTTTATGTGTTCTCTCTATTGAATCAATTGATTTATCAACAGGCCATTTCAAATCAGGAGGCCACGATTCCAGTTGTGAAAATACAGATCGTTTTGCACGGTCACTGTGAGAGCCTAAATATTTAGACAATAATGAAGGACATTTCATTTTTATTTCTCGTAACATCAGCTGCGCGACGCAGTTTATCTCCCAATCCATGACGTGTTCCAATCGATTGGCTAGTACTCCTCTTAACGAGGGATATGTATAGCTAATGTGGATGTATGTTTGTGTTCCAATGGGAATCAATCGACGTGCATCTTGCCACGGAATACCTGAATCAACCAAGGCTGAATATAATTCTTTACCTTGTTCAAGGTATTTTTCTATCGACCGCATTAAAGTCAATTCTCCTGATTTTTTAATATAATTTTCTACAGGTTCTATGTCATCGACACAACAATCATAAGGTTCTTCTTCAGGAGAGGGATCTATTCCATTGGGGTATCGAACACATGCTCGTCTGATGGTTTCGGGTAATGTCCATCGCCTGTGCCTCCAATCATTATCTCGTCCACCATGTTGCATGACGGAGGCCCCGATACGTGTTCTAACTAATTGATGCGTACAGGCTCTTGAAACTCCATCAATTGTAAAAGCAAACGTGATTAATTCCAAGCATTGCTGCAGTGTTTTACCTTCAAAACACGATTCCACATACGCCAATTGTTGAGACGATAAATCCGAATCAGATTGTACTCGTGAGGGTCTGTCACCCCAATTGGATTGGAGTTGGTTATAGAGTGTAGAATTTAAATTATTTCGTGGACCCCATGTATCTAAATTAACGTTGATATCATCAGGTCCATATGAAATATAAGTTTTAGGATCTTGCCCCTTATGTATTCCATGAGGCCGATGTCCTGCATCAGCATAATCCGACATTTTAGTCTCCTATAGTAATTTGTTGTAGTCCATGAACCACTCGCACTTTGCTTAATGGCCCTATGTTTAATAAACTGTCTATACCAGCCCCCTTTCTGCATAACCAATATGCAACAATATTTACTGCATCAAATTGATTGACTAAAGATAAATCATCATCAACGACAAACAAAGGATCAGGAATGTTCTCGATTACATGGTCGGCTTTATCGTATGACCACCAGATAATGTCGTATGGCAATTGTTCTCTTTCCAACCATGCAACAGTATCGGCGTAAAGATTGGGGTAACGATCTATTGGTCGGCTTGTCAATAAAACTACAGTAATATCGTTTTGCTGTATTTTTGTTAAAAATTCTTTAGCATCAGCATACACTGGCATAAATTCTTTATATCCACTGATTCTAAATTGATGCTTTAATTCTTGCCATTCTTTTGGAGACAAATTAAAATCATGTCGTGATACGGAATTATAGGTATCTGTTGAGCTATCCCATATTTTGTCTATTACTGATCCATATAAATTGACATCATACTTTTTTAACCACTCTATAAATCCTTTACTATGGTCACAGATAACACCATCTATATCTATAACCGCAGTTTTACCGTTTACATTTTTTAAAAATTCTTCTGAACGTCTTTGCCGAACCACCATCGATTTCTTCCAGAAAGCATCTATAAAATCTTTTTCTGTAAATCCCCACGCTTGAACGATTGTTATTAAGTATTTAAAAACATCTACACATTCAATTAATGTTTGTTGAGGATTTGGTTTAATAGGAATATTGCGATGATGCTTCCAATGAATTGTGTTTAATATCTCATCCAATTCCGACATAATACACAGAACCATTTGTTGAGTCAGATGAGATTGTTCTTCAAATCCCTTCGGAAGTTGTCTGAATAGATCATTAAATTCTCTTTGTTCTTTCCAGACATCATTTAAATTCATTTTTTATTTTCCTTTACTTTCCATGAATGTCCACAAACATTACAGTAATATTCGATCCACAGCAGTGAAGGGTAAACATTCTTATCTATCATCAATCCGCTTTCTTTACATCTAGGGCAAAAAATTACAACTTTTTTATCCATATTCTTATTTGTTCAACCGTATTGTGAAGAAGCTCTTCTGGATCCCATCTCGCAAATCTTCCAAAACAAAATATATTTTCTTTTTCCAATGACTCCAACACAAATTCAGATGTGGGATTGGGATAAATTTTTCCTGGCATTATTTTTCTGGTAGGGATTTTTCCCATTGATGACAATCCTTCATAATGTCGTTGCCCTTCGCGGTCTGTATATCTATAAGGAGCAATATCAGGATCTGATAAATAATTGACATACCAAATATTTTCTGCATACGGAGCTTCTAACGGACGATCTTCAATCCGAATAAAAATAGATCGGTATTGAAAGGGTCTAGATTGTTCAACATGACACATTTCCATTAAAGCATAGAGAGGCACCGTACTGATCAATATGTCGTACTTAATTTGTGCACCAGAAGCCAACATTAATTTTTTATCTTTAACAAAGATTTCTTTTACTCGACATTCATACCGTATTCGAGATTTTGGCAAAGAAACAATGTCGTATCCTGTCATCAAGGGATTAAATTGAGCATCCCAATGGGCTTGATCAAATGTCTTTCCTATTTTCTCTTTATACCGTCTAATGGAATCATGTGTTGCTTCTTGACCATCGACATGCGTTACAACACTGAATTTTTTACATTCAATATCAGGCAATTCTTCCCATAAATAATTAGCTCCATACATGCGTGTTAATTGCTTATTTTTTTTCGGAGATTTACCCCAATCCAATATTTGAGCCTTTGGAACATAGAATTGGAATAACCTACCTGATATACCGCCCCCAATAACTATGATTTCCATTACCACTCCTGTAATTCTCTAAACACAGATTCTCGTTTAAAGTAGTTTGATTTCTCATTTCTTAAGCATAAAGCTATAAATGGACAAACACCAAACTTGTTTTGACAATGGTTTGTATTTTTATAGTGACCAGATTTACCCGACCACCAAAGCAAAAAATCTGAAACCAGATCCTCTAATCCCATTTCAAATCGATCAATTTCTGTTGGATCAACTGACATTTCCATACGCACAAAATACCAATCAGGACGTTCTTTCACATCTTGCGTTATTCGATCTGCAAACGATTTAATTGATTCACTTTTACGTTGCCGTAATGAAGGACGACGAATAATGTTATACAGCAAACCGGAAGGATTTTTCTTATCAATGCGTCGTAACACTGACAGATAAATATTGGCTTGCATTTCAAATGGAAGAATATCAGCTAATATTTCTTCATCGATACGGGACTTAGTTTTTGTTTCAAATAACCA